AGTTTTAAATTCCAATCTTTCTGCAGCTGAAAATGCAGGTGGCGAAGGTGATTTAATCTCATTTAATCCATCAGGGTCAATTACTACAAATGGTTTTACAGTAAGACAAACTTCTAATTATGAATTAAGTGATTCAGGTAAAACATATGTAGCTTGGAACTGGAAAGCAAATGGAGGCACAACCTCAAGCAATACAGATGGTACAACAACATCTACAGTACAAGCAAATACAGATGCAGGGTTTAGTATTGTAACTTATGCAGGAAACTCTGCATCTAAAACAGTAGGACATGGATTAGATTCTGCTCCCGAGTGGGTTATAGTCAAATCAAGAACAGATGCAGAAAGATGGGCAGTATTTCATACCTCAATTTCCAATCAGTATATTTATTTAAATGAAAACTTTGCAGGAGAAACTGGTAATGCAGATGAAAGATTTGGAAACAGTTCAAGTGTCGTTGTTCCTAATTCAACTGTAGTTACTTTTGGTGCAAATAATTCAGATGTAAATGAAAATGGTGATAATTATGTTATGTACTGTTTCCACTCAGTAGAAGGCTATTCCAAGTTTGGAAGCTATACTGGAAATGGCAATGCAGATGGTACGTTTGTCTTTACTGGATTTAAAGTTTCTTTTGTCATGACGAAAGAAACTTCAGCAGCTGGTGAGGATTGGATAATGTGGGATAACAAAAGAGATACTAATAACCCTAACAATGTAAAATTATTTGCTAATGCTGCTGGTGCAGAAACAAGTGGTACGTCTGAACGTATGGTTGATTTTTTAAGTAATGGTTTTAAATTAAGAACAGCCCATGCTTCTCATAATGAAGCACAGTCTACACATATTTACATGGCTTTCGCTGAAACACCCTTTAAATACGCAAATGCAAAATAGGAGAAGATACTATGGCTTGGAAACATAATGGTAGAACCATACAAACAGGAAAAGGGTGGGTAGATGATAGCAATATTAGACACCCACGTAACTGGGTAATTTGGACAGCTACTTATAAAGAAGCTACAGGTCTTGTATGGGAAGATGACCCTACTCCATTAGGTCCTTATGATAACTTCTATTATTGGGGTTGGAACTCTGATGGTGATGCCTTGTTACCAAAACCACTCGCAGGATTAAAAGTATCAAAGGTAGACTTGGCAAAACAAACATCAGCAAGTTCATTATCACAAACAGATTGGTATGTAACTCGTAAGTCTGAAGCAAATACAGCAATACCAAGTGGGATAACTGCATACAGAACAGCAGTACGAGCAAACTACACAACATTAAAAACAGCTATTAACAACGCTTCTGACATTGCAGGATTAATAGCTTTATATGCAACAGTAGCAGGTGCATCAAGCACAGCTAAAGAAATAGATGCAACATCATCTAGTATAGTAAGCACATCGGCTAACACAATTACAAGTAATGGACATGGGTTTGTGAATGATGAGCAAGTTTATTATAGTGTAGGTAAAAATTCAGATGATGAAGATGCAGCAGTTATTGGTGGCTTAGTAAATAACACAACTTACTATGTAATAGCAACAGCAACCAACACATTTAAGTTATCAGAAAGTCATAGTAACTGTGGAGATGAAGCAGTCGTATCCTTAACAGGAGTATCAAGCGATGGTAATGCACAGAAATTTACATCTTATGGCAAGCCAAGTGCAGGGCAGACATTTCCTAATGAAAATATGCCTAAATATAGTTCTTAAAAAAGAGGGTTTTTAATGGCCTTAACAAAACTACAAATTAAACCAGGAATAAATAGAGATGTTACAGCTTACTCTAACGAGGGTGGCTGGGTGGACGGTGATAAAATACGTTTTCGCATGGGTTTTCCTGAAAAAATAGGTGGATGGGAAAAGTTTTCAACAGCCACATATCAAGGATCAGCAAGAGCATTAAAAAATTGGATAGCGTTAGATGGGTCTGATTATCTAGGATTAGGCACTCATTTAAAATACTATATAGAAGAAGGAGGAGCTTTTTTTGATATTACACCGATTAGGGCAACAACAACTAATGGTATTGTTTTTGCTGCAACTAATGGCTCAAAAGTAATAACAGCAACAGATAGTTCTCATGGAGCATCTGAAGGTGACTTTGTAACAATAGCGGGAGCTGCTTCTTTAGGTGGAGTTGTTACAGCAGCCGTATTAAATGCAGAGCATCAAATAACAAGCGTTCCTACGGCAAACACATTTACTTTTGAAGTTAGTGCCGCTGCAAATGGTAGTGATTCGGGTAATAGTGGTTCAGGTAGTGACGCTGTTTATCAAATAAGTGTCGGCTTAGATACTGAAATTGGTGGAACTGGTTGGGGTGCTGGAGCTTGGGCTAGAGGAACATGGGGTTCTGGAGCAGATTTAACAACCGTTGGTGCTTTACGTTTATGGTCGCATGATAATTTTGGAGAAGACTTACTTATTAATCCAAGAAACGGAGCGGTTTATTATTGGCAGAAAACAGAAGGATTAACTGCAAGAGCAATTGAAATTTCAACAATTGGTAATTCGACTAACGCACCTAGTCTTGTTACTCAAATAATGGTTTCTGATTCAGACAGACATGTTATTGCATTTGGTTGTGATGCCATAGGTGGAGGAGGAGTTCAAGATCCATTACTAATACGTTTTTCTAATCAAGAATCATTAACTGATTGGACACCAACAGCATCAAATACAGCGGGTGATTTAAGAATTGGTTCTGGTTCTAAATTTATAAGAGCTATACAAACTAAAAGAGAGATTGTTATTTGGACTGACAACTCACTTCATTCTATGAGGTTCATAGGTCCTCCATTTACATTTGGGATAACTCCCGTTGCTTCACATATTACCATTGCAGGACCTAATGCAGTCGTGGCTGTTGAAGATATAATTCTTTGGATGGGAAAAAATTCTTTTTACATTTACGATGGTAGAGTTAAGCAAATACCTTGCACTGTAAAAGAAGAAGTATTTTTTGATATGAATAAAAATCAATTAGATAAAATTTTTGCTGGTGTAAATTCAGAATTTGGAGAAGTAATTTGGTTTTATCCATCTAATTCTAATTCTACAGCTAATGGTGGAGATGGACAAAATGACAAATATGTTATTTATAATTATAACGAACAATTGTGGTATTATGGCAATCTCAAAAGATCAGCTTGGATAGATAGAGGATTAAGAGATTTTCCTATAGCTACAGCAGATGGACTTGTCTATAATCACGAAAAGGGATACGATGATGATGGTTCTGCCTTAAACGCTAATATTGAATCAAGTCAAATTGATTTTGGCGAAGGCGATAGGTTTTCTTTTATTAGCCGACTAATACCTGATATAACATTTAATGGTTCTACTGTTAACAATCCATCCGTTAATATAACTATTGAAGGTCGTAATTTTCCAGGAGGGGATTATTTGCAAGCAGATACTAGTGCTGTAACAAGAACAGCCATTTCAACAAGCACCGTTCCCTTTGAACAATGGACAAATAAGGCTGATATAAGAGTTAGAGGTCGATCATTTAATATTTCTTTAGCGTCTACAGATTTAGGTGTTCGTTGGAGGCTAGGGTCAACTAGAATTGATGCTAGACCAGATGGTAGGAGATAATGGCTAATAACATTATACCATTTCCTAGATTACCTACTCCTCCAGATGAAATAACAGTTGGCTATTTAAGTGATTTAGTAAGGTCTTTAGAGGTTATAATAAATCAATTGCAAAACCCTCAACTTAATTTTCAATCAATCCCTAATACTGGCAATGGTAACATATTTAATATAGGTGATATTTATGTTGGAGATGGTGGTTTTTTAAAAATATTAGAAGGAGGTCAAGCTCTTACAGGAGCAGTTTTTGCGACATCTTCTGTAGGAACAGTAACGGTAGCCGTAAGTTAATAAAGTTATAGCCTTGTGCTAGATAGTAAATAATGTTAAAATTTTAGTGTTAATAAGGATTAAATATGCAAAATAACATGTTTCAAGCTCAAACAGCACCTAATAATTACTCTCCTATGAACAATATGGGGAATAATAACATGTTTCAAAATCAACAAACACCGAACAATTATTCGGGTATAAATAACATGGGTCGCTTTGGTGATAACCAAATGGTACATGCACAATCTGGTGAAATGATTGTTCCTCAATCTGTATTGCAACAAAACCCACAATTAAACATGGGTTTAAATCAAGCCTTTCAAAATCAAGGTGTTGACCCACAAAGACAAATGGTTGGGTCTGGACAAAATAGTATAAATCCAATGACAGGACAACAAGAATACTTTGATTTAGGTAAACTTGTTAAACAATTAGCTCCTATTGCTTTATCAGCATTTGCTCCTCAATTAGCCGCTGGAACTGCACTTGGAGGCATAAGCCCTTTCTTATTAAGAGCAGGAACTGGTGCTTTAGCAAGTAAGTTAGGTGGTGGCAAAACAAAAGACGCTTTGATGGCTGGATTATTATCAGGTGGTCTTGGAGCTATGTTTGGTGGTGGAACTGGAACAGAGACTGGATCAGAAGCAACAAAACAAGGAGCTATACAAGCTCAAGGCGGTAAAATGAACGTAAGTGATGTTGATGGCATGGGTAAAACTTCTTTTCAACCAAGTGGATCAACAACAGCAACTGATCTTGCAAATCAAAATGTTCAAGGTGCATTCAAATCTGGTGGGTTTTTAAGTAATTTTTTAAATTCAGGTTTAGGTCAAGGTCTAAGTGCTGGGTTATTAATGCAATTATTGTCAGGTGATGACGAAGACGAAGATCAAAGAACAGAATTTGAAAGAAGACCTTTTGGAGCTGGAGGTCCTGGCGGTAAACTTGGTGGTATAACATATGCTAACATGGGTGGAGAAATGAGTTTCCCTCGTAGAAATGGTGGTATAGATCCAAGCGAAGGTTCTGGACGTAAAGATGATGTTCCCGCTATGCTTATGGCTGGAGAGTTTGTGCTGACTAAAGATGCAGTAAAAGGATTAGGTGGTGGAAACCAAAGAAAAGGTATACAAAAAGCCTATAATATGATGAATCAATTGGAGGCTAGGGCATAATGGCAGTTCAAACCGTTGAAAATATACAAAGATTACCTCCTGAACTTGAAGGTCTACAAAAACGTCTATTAAACACTGGTTTTGGTGAGTTTGATGGTGCAACGCAAACAACGCCAGGCTTATTAGACTCTCCGTTAAATTTACCTGATTACCAAATAGCAGGAATGGACCCCCTTCGTTCTTCTGCGATAGGGTTAGGCGAATCTATGACAGGTGCTTACCGACCTTTTATGGAAGGAGCGTCTAATCAATCACTTGCGGCTCAACAAGCGTTAACAAGTGGACTAGGTTTTTTACAGCCAGATGCTGTGAATCAATTTATGAACCCTTATCAGCAAAATGTTATTGATGCGGCAATGGGTGAAATTAATAGACAAGGTGAAAGACAAAGACAAAAAGATGCGTCTTCAGCGATACAATCTGGTGCTTTTGGTGGAGGTCGTGAAGGTGTTCAAAGAGCCGAAACAAGTAGAGGTTTACAACAAGTTAAATCAGATACCCTTTCAAAGTTAATATCAGCTAATTATGCACAAGCTCAAAAAGCCGCTCAAGACGCTGGAAGATTATCAGGGGGTATTGGTCAAGCGTTTGGAACTTTAGCTGGCACAACGTCAGATTTGGGTCGATTAAACCAAGCTCTAGGTCAAGCTGATGTATCTCAATTAAGTCAATTGGGTGCAATGAGACAATCACAAGAACAAGCACAATTAGACGCTCAAAGACAAAATCAAATGCAGGGCTTGCAAGACCCTTACACAAGACTGCAAATAGGTCAAAACTTAATAGCAGGTTCTCCAAGTGCAAGTATACCTTCTACGTTTACGCAAACTGCAACACCTTCTGCTAATCCATTCTTACAGGGTGTAGGTGCTTACACAACACTATCTCAAGTAGCACCTTATGGTTCTTCTAGTAGTGGTAAGACATAATGGCAGGTATACAAGACGCAATAGGTAATTATAGGAAATAGATAATGGCCCCTAAAAATCAAGGTATATCTGGATTAAACATAGGTGATACAGATACATTGTTAAAAGCACTTGGTAGACCAAAAACTTTTAATGAAATAGCAGAACAGTATGCTTTAGGATTAGAGGGCAAAGGTGCTTTAAAAGATAAATTTATGCCAAAACCAGGTCAAATTCAATCAGAAATAGGTGACACTAAATTTATTTCTGGTTTAAAAGGTTTAGGTAATCTTGGTATAGATGGTTTCAATGCGATAAGAGGCGGGGCTGGTATAATATCAGCTTTTACAAACCCATCTGGAAACATAATTAGTGATTATGCAGGTCAAGAATCAGACGATTCATTTCAAAAAAGAATAGGTCAAAAACTTAGGAGAGGAGAAATAGGTCCAGGTTCTGAAATGTTTTTACCAAATGAAAATTCTCCTTTTAGAGTAGGAAACAATGTAACTGGCGCACAAACAATGTCTGATGTAGCAGGGATGGATATATTTACAGAAGCTGGACAACAGGCTTTAACAGACCAAATTAATTCTGCAACTTTAGGTGAAAATGTTCCAGATCCTAGAGCTTTTAATGCTGGTGATTCTGCTAATGCAGATACTGTAAATAAAATAAAAGAGCAAATAGAAAAAGAAAATATAGATACTTCTGATCCAGACAGCGATATTGATTATACAGACA